TAAAACGTAAAGCCGTAGAAGAAGGATGTGTATTTTCATGGACTGATGGGCTAGGTATAACACCTGCAATAACACCTGCAATAACATTCTGCTATGAGCAGAATCGGTACATCATTTGGGATGGCACTCAATTCAACGAGTACAAAACATACAGCACTGCAAGGGCTGTCCTTGCACAACACTTAAAAGGAAAAGTCTGATGAGCGCATTTATCTGCTCAAACACACACGTTATGACCGTTGCGGCGGCGTATGTATACAATGTAGAGTTACGAGGTAATCAGTTACCCAGCGACGCGCAGGTATTGCGAGTAGCAAAGATACTACATAAAGAAAACGTGGCGAGTGTTAATCACCACTACGAAAGAGAGGACAAACCGTCTAATCTAAAAGGTACGCCGTATTCGTATCACAGACACGTGCAGATACTGGCTTGGGTAGACTGCCTAAATTACCAGTCTTGTGAACATAGCCGCTGGGACAAGTCAGAGGCGAAGAGAATGCTAACCGAACTAGAGCTGTGCTTACTACGGAAAATGATTGACCCTTGCCTTGCAAGTGTGCAAGAAAAATGTACGTGGACAATAGACTAGGGGAATGAAATGAGAACTAAAAAAGTGTTCACGCTTTACGTGGACAAAGGTCACGCTTGGGCAAAAGTCCCCCGTGAAATGCTAGTACAGCTGGGCATAGACATAACACGAGGGAGCTACCAGCGCGGTGACTATGTGTACCTAGAGGAAGATGGCGACCTTGATACGTTCGTAAAGGCTTACCCGATAGCTATTACATTTAACGTAGTGCGGTCAGCGCACTCAAGAGTAAGAAGTTACGACAGCTACAGAGCGTAGCCGATACACGTATCGGCTACTAAAACAAGGATTCACTCTCGCCTTTGACTGAGAGTTGGCAATAAGGGTAATACGATAATGGATACAGTACACATCACGACAGGCTCGAGCAAAATGCTTGGACTGCAAAGCATCAACACGCCGACAACGAGCAACGCGTTCTGCTCGAAGCTGGCATCGGTAGAAGGTAGCATATGTAGCGGCTGTTATGCCGCACGGTACGAGAAGCTCCGACCATCGTTACCCGAAGCAACAAGCAGGAACTTGTTCATGACGCACCGTGCATTAACGGCACGGGAACTACCCGTGATAAACGCTAGCATTTTTAGGTTTCACAGCTACGGCGAACTGCATAACGTCCAGCACCTACTCAACTACATAGCGATAACCGCCAGTAACCCAGACACCATCTTTACCTTGTGGACTAAGCGAACGAATATTGTGAACGCAGCGTTCGACAATCGGCTTGCAAGCAAGCCAAAGAATCTAATCCTAGTGCATAGCACACTAGGTACGGATGCGACACCAACGCGACTACCTCGCTACTTTGATAAGGTGTTTAGTGTGTTCACTAAGAAAGGCGCGGTCTTAGGTAGCGTAGACATTAACTGCCACTCAAGCTGTAACGAGTGTAGGTTGTGCTACTCACACAACGACGTAACATTTATCAATGAGATTAAAAAGTAACAACAACTAGGAGAAATGAAATGAACCAAGCCTACCAAAACTACTTAGCGTACCTAAGAGAAAGCACCAACATGATTACTTGCTCGTGGTCAATGCCATACAGAGGCGTGACGATACACGGCGCAAACTATAACGGCGTAGCAGTCGTAACCTGCCACTTGCCTGAAGGCAGAACGATATACAGCAAGAGCCTTACGATGATGAAAGGGTTAATAAGAAAACAACAACTAGGAGAAATGAAATGAGCTACCAACTAATCTACGACAACGCATCACCTGAAGAAGGTAATGATGATACAGAAAACGCTACCGTGTTAGCGCGTTTAGCAGAGGAACACTACGAGGATTACAACTGTGCAAACAGTGACGAGGTACGCATAGCTATGCGTAAGATGCTCGACAACCCTGCTGACGCGGTAGCTCTAAAAGAAATGTGTGATGCACTACGCCGTGACTACGCGGAAGAATTAGAACACTACATCACACGGAACTACGACAATAACTACGCGGCGTGGGCTGACGAACAAGGGGATTATTTATGAGCATTTCATTATCAAGCGTGGCTATGATAGCTACAGTGAACATTAGCGTGTGGACAGCTCGCAAGTTGGATAGGAAAGTAAGCGAAGACGTAGACGTGGCGAACAGCACGCTTACTAAGGCGGGTAGATACCATAAGAACCTACTGGCAGGGGACGAATCACTAACGAACATCGGTAAAATAGTTAGTGAAGTTAGGACATACCACATACACATGACTTCGCCGTGGAACGATACGGGTGGTAGGTTACTAACAACGGCGCAGTTTTTAGAGTACTGTGCAGGAATGGGTAAGCTAGAGAAGATGTACTGGGATTCGGTTAATGCTTTCCTACCACAGTACGACGTGAAGATTGAGGCGGCGGCGTTCCAGCTGGGTGCATTGTTTAATCGAGAAGAATACCCGACAGTAGATAACATCGCACGCAAGTTCGCATTTAACGTAGGCTATACCCCACTCCCTGAGAGCGGGGACTTTCGAGTTGATGTGACAAACGAGGCAGTAGATGAGCTACGCCAACAGTATGAGATAACCTATGCGGCTAACATAGCAAAGGTACAAGATGACGCATGGCAACGGCTATACAAGATACTGTCGCAGTTGAGTTCGTCGTTACGCATTGAGGAAGATGGTACAAAAGGGCGGCTACATAAGAGCGTGTTTGATAGCGCATCAGAGCTATGCTCTCTACTGTCAGCATTTAACGTATCGGGTGACACACAACTAGAACACCTACGTCAGCGGCTCGAAGACCAGATAGTAGGTATAGAGATAGAAGACATCAAACAATCCGACTTTATGCGGGCGCAACTTAAAACCGAGGTAGACGATATGCTCGGTAAATGGAACTAGGGTTATGGGTATAGTCATGGGTTATAGAAGCGAAGTTACAATTGCTATAGCGTTCAAAACAAAAGGTGAGTTAGATGCGTTCATTGCACCGCGCCTATTACAGGAAGAGATTGCAGAGAACAAGGGGTGTTTTGAGCGTAGTGAGGGGCAGGATAATGTCCTTGTCTTTCATGTTGATGAGTGGAAATGGTATGACAGCTACCCCGACGTACAGGCGATACTAGAGTTAATGCACGAAGTTCCCACGTATGGTGGCGCATATAGGTTCATGCGAATCGGTGAGGATTGGGACGATATTGAGCAGTCGGATAGCTACGGAGAAGTTGATGCTAATGGTAGCGATGAGGCAGGGCTTGACGCTTTAGACCTACTAAGTGACTTTAGATTGGTAAGTTATATCGAGTCAGAACGCACCATCCCGCTGGAGTTTTAGGGAACAGGTATTTGGCGCGGCGCACGAAGTAGCCGATACACGTATCGGCTACTAACAACAAGGATTCACTCTCGCCTTTGACTGAGAGTTGGTACAACAAGAGATAAGATAATGAGAAAACCATACGATTCAATTTCAATGCAAGATGCTATTGACTTAATCACAGCAGTCGGCGATGTAACCACAGTGTTGGTACAAGGTGAAATGGGGATAGGGAAAAGCAGCATACTCAAAGCACTGCAACAACAGCACCCAGACCATGTGACGTGCTACGTAGATATAACAACTAAGGATGTTGGTGACTTCCTTATCCCACAGGTACGTCAGCTAGACGGTACGTCAGTCTGCTCATTCATACCGAACGAAGAGTTCGGCTTCCACCTCAATAAGCCTGTCATCATTATGCTCGATGAGATTGGTAAGGCGAGTAAGTCCGTGATGAATGCGTGTCTTAGGCTGATGTTAGAGCGGAAGCTCGGCACACACACTTTGCCCAAAGGCTCTATAGTATTTGCGACAACCAACTTATCGGCTGAAGGTATCGGTGACACCTTACCACCTCACGCAAGGAACAGAGTGGACTTGGTTAAAGTTCGCAAACCAACTAGCGAAGAGTGGCGACTAGGTTTTGCATTAGGCGCAGGGATTGACCCCGTAGTCATCGCAACAGCAGGTGAGTATCCAGCAATGTTAGGGAGCTTTGAAGACTACGAACGCCCTGATATGAACGAGTATATCTACGACCCAAGAACACACCGCTCGGCGTTCGTTACACCGCGTAGCTTAGAAGCGGCAAGTACCCTACTGAAGCGGTGCAGACACCTACCCGAAGATGTCTTATACCATGCACTGATAGGTGTAATCGGTGAGAGAGCGACGATGGACATGATGAACATTCTTAAACTCGACAGCACTATGCCAACCTTCAAAGAGATTGTGGCGAAGCCACTGACAGCGATAGTGCCTACCAACGGCGCGTCAGTCTGCCTCGTGGTATCAAAGATAATGTGCAATGCGACAAAAGAAACCTTCGACAACGTGATGCTATACATCGAACGGCTACCCAAAGAAGCGCAAGCCTTATTCGCCATGTCTGTGATGAGTAGCAAAAGCCCACAGAGAATGGAAGCGGTAAAGAATAAGCCTTTTACCCAATGGTGTGTTCTGAACGGGTATCTATTCTAATGAAAGCAGAAGACAGAATAACTAAGGCACACATAGCCTTAATGAAAGACCCAAGAACGCTCGCCTACTCAGGCATACTGATGGTAGGTAAAGCCGAAGTCTTAGACGACGCATTGACAGCGAGGACAAATGGTAGAGATGTGCAGTATGGTAGGGCGTTCATAGATAAACTAACAGACCCAGAACTCAAAGGTCTAATCTTACACGAAGCCAAACACAAGATGTATATGCACCTATTCGTATGGCGCAAGTTGATGGAAGAGGATATGGGTAGGGCTAATAGGGCGTGTGATTACGTTATCAACCTAGAGATTCACGACCTTAACCCGAGGGGGGATTTTATAAAGCTACCCGAAGGTGGGCTAGTAGATGAGCAGTACAGAGGACTAGACAGTGGGCAAGTGTTCAAGCTCCTAGAAGATGATGGAGGTGACGGTAACGGGCTAGACGAACACGACTGGGAAGATGCTCAGGCATTAGATGGCGATGCGCTGGCGAAGGAGATAGATGGCGCGATTAGGACAGGCGCACTACTCGCAGGTAAACAAGGCGGCGACATGGACAGGAGCTTCGATGCACTAATGGCAGCACGGGTTGACTGGGCAGAACAATTACGGGAGTTCGTTAACAACACGTGTGCTGGTAAGGGCGACAGCACATGGGCAAAACCTAACCGCAGGTGGCTGTCACAAGGTATTTATATGCCAAGCCAAATCAGTGAAACAATAGGCTCGATATGCGTTGCGATAGATACATCAGGCAGTATCGGGGGAGAGGACATAGCCAAAGCCCTTGCTGAAGTCGTGTCGATATGTGACAATACAACACCTGAGAAAGTTGACCTTCTCTACTGGGATACGAGCGTTGCATCCCATGAACAATACCGCGAGGATAACTACGCAGGGTTACTAACTTCGACTAAGCCAGCAGGTGGCGGCGGAACGAGCGTAGGGTGCGTGATGGACTACATAAAAGATAACCAACTCAAACCCGAATGCACGATTATTATTACTGATGGGTACACGGACTTTCCTAGCGTAGCACCACCTTACCCTGTGATTTGGGTGATGGTAGGCAGTGGCAGTGTTGTCCCACCGTTCGGGGTTACAATTAGAATAGGGTAAGGAGGTTAGATGGTAATGTTAGTAGATACAGTTAAGCGCAGAGCAGTAGCGTTAGATGATGCAATCCCTACTCGTAGTATGGAGGAGGTGTTATTTGAGGATGTAGGTGAACTCCCGCCTCCTATACCCGACAGGGTAGCCTTACTTAGGGTTACGCCTATCAACAGCGTTGTAGTGGGTGTAGGGGTGAACAAAGGCGAGGAGGTTTACTGGGTGTGTGAAACGTAGCAAAAAAGAAGGTAGTTCGTACACGTACGAACTACCCCAGAGGTTAGGAGTGATGCTGACCTAACTATAACACAACAAAAAAGATTAGGAGATTTATTGTGGCAAAGACACCTGAAGGTATTATCAAAGACCAAGTACGCAAAGTGCTTGACGAGCTAGGGGCGTACTACTTCTTCCCAGCGGCAAACGGTTTTGGCAGAGCAGGTATCCCAGATGTGGTTGCGTGCATCAACGGGCAGTTCGTCGGTATAGAGTGTAAGGCAGCAAGTAAACAACCGACAGCCTTGCAACAACGTGAGCTCGATAACATCGAGAAGGCAAAAGGAACAGGTCTGCTAGTAAATGCGGATAACATCGACGACTTAAAAACAATTTTAACAGGGGAAAAACTATGAACGTATTAACTTATTTAGATGAGACTGGGATTGCTTATCTACTCATGATTATCGGGTTCTTACTTATGGCGCGACTAAACAACAAGGTTATGGACGAGAACAAACGTCTACGTCGTCTACTTAAAAACACCGTGCTGGGAGATTAACATGAGCATCAAACCCTTACTTGCGGCGACCTGCAAAGACCTGAGCAGTGTAAAGTTCCCTGTGTACGTATCAGCGAAGCTGGACGGGATTCGCAGCTTAGTGCTTGACGGTCAGTTGGTATCACGAACGCTTAAACCTATACCAAACAAAGCAATCCACGAACTACTCTCAAGACCTGAGTTTAACAAACTAGACGGCGAGCTGATTATAGGCAACCCAACGGACGATAATGTTTTTAACCGTACGTCATCACAGGTAATGACTATAGAAGGTGGCTCTGAAGGTATGAAGTTTCATGTGTTCGACTACATTTCTAACCAGCCTTACTACATACGGTTAGAGACGGTTAGACGTATCTGTGCAGAATACCCTGAACATCTTGTGGCGGTAGAACAGACCCATTGCTCGGATACAGAGTTTTTAGAAGACTTAGAGAGCCGCATCGTGGGGTTAGGGTTTGAAGGCGTAATGCTACGAGATTACAAAGGACTGTATAAATTCGGGCGTTCCACTTTGAAAGAGCAGACCTTACTGAAATTCAAACGGTTTGAAACATCGGAAGCCTGTGTAGTAGGGTTTGAAGAGCTGATGCACAACGACAACGAAGCTACAAAAGATGCGTTAGGACACACAAAACGTAGTTCGCACCAAGAGAACCAAGTACCCGCAGATACGTTAGGCGCACTACTTGTGGTAGACGTTAAGACAGGCATCGAGTTTAAGATTGGAACAGGTTTTACGGCTGATGACCGCAAGAAAATATGGAACAAACAAAGCTACTACGGAGGTGGCGTGGTTAGCTACCAGCATTTCCCAGTAGGTGTAGTAGACAAACCCCGATTCCCTAGCTTCAGAGGGTTTCGGAACAAAATTGATATGTAGGAGAACAACATGAATACAGCAGTCTTATTACTAACATTAAAAATCTTAACCGTTCACACGACAACGGACGCGAAGGGCAGTCACATCGCCGAAGACAGATACACCTTAACGACAGGAACAATACACTACGAAACTATGCAAGCGTGCAGAAATGGCAGAGAGGAATTAGCTCTAGCATACGGGGCTTATCAAATGGCAAAGTCACCGACAGAAATCGTCAGTGCTGTTTGCATTGATAGAACAATGGGGTCAGTACAATGAGAGATGACAGATTTACATTAGCCGTCGCCTTGATAGGCGTTCTTTTCGGCGCAGTCATTAGTGGCGGGGCGTACACGTTTACGCACAAGAGTTACCACGAAATCATCAAGACTAATATCGGTGAATTCATTCTTAGAGATGGGAAGATTTACACGGTGTACGAGATGCAGCGTGACATGATGGGGGTAAAATAACATGGCAATAATCACACTAGACTTTGAGACATATTACAGCAAGACCTATAGCTTATCCAAGCTAACCACTGAAGAGTATGTAAACGGTGACGAGTTTGAAGTTATTGGTGTAGGGGTTAAGGTAGACGGAGCGGCGACGAGCTGGCATACAGGGAGCAAGGAAGAGATAGGGCAAGCCTTACAGGGGTACAACCTACCAAACAACACGCTCTTGTGCCATAACACCTTCTTCGATGCAACGATACTGTATGAGTTCTTTGGTATCACCGCTAAGAAGAATCTCGACACACTGTCGATGGCGCGTGCGATACATGGCATATCAGTAGGCGGTAACCTCGCAAAACTCGTAGAGCATTATGAGCTTGGGGTTAAGGGGAACGAGGTTGTGAACGCATTGGGTAAGCACACCAAAGACTTCACGCCAGAGGAGTTGACTCGCTACGGTGAATACTGTGTGAACGATGTGGAGCTGACCTACGACTTATTCTTTAAGCTCCTACCTCAGTTTAATGCGCAGGAGCTGACCCTGGTTGACATCACTATTAAGATGGCGGTAAAACCTACCCTAGTAGTAGACTTACCTATGCTAGAGAGCTATCTGTACGAAGTAAGAGAAAAGAAAGAAGCGTTGTTAAGTACCATCGACGCGGACAAATCAGAGATAATGAGTAACCCTAAGTTCGCTGTGTTACTCGAAAGGCTAGGGGTTCAACCCCCTATGAAAGTGTCACCTACTACAGGAAAACTTACTTATGCTTTTGCAAAAACAGATGATGGGCTTAAAACACTACTGGAACACGCAGACCCAACCGTTCAAGCACTGGTCGGAGCAAGGCTCGGAGTTAAGAGTACCATTGAAGAAACACGAACAGACCGTCTTATCGGAATTGCTAAACGAACTGATTACTTACCCATACCGTTAAACTATTACGGCGCGGCGACAGGGCGGTGGTCTGCGGGGGGCGGTCAAAAAGTAAATTTTCAAAATATCCCTAGAAACTCTACGCTCAAGAAGGTTATCGTTGCGCCAGAAGGTTATGTGGTAGTGGGGGCTGACTTATCTAACATTGAGTTACGAGTAGGGTTATGGGTATGTGGCGAGATGGAAGCACTCAAGTCGTTAGGCGAAGGTCGGGATTTGTATAAAGAGTTCGCTAGCTTAGTGTTTAACGTAGCTTATGAGGATGTGAGTAAAGACCAACGGTTTATTGGCAAGACATCGCAGCTCGGGCTTATCTTCGGTGTCGGTGCTGGGAAACTACGAGACGCTATTAAGGTTGGGTCAGGTACGGACATCGGTGAGATGGAAGCGAAACGCATCGTTGACTTATATCGCGCAACCTACAAGGGGGTGACAGCGTTTTGGAAGACGTGCACAAATGTTATCACCGCAATGGGTAACGATGAGGAGTTTAATTTCGGGCAAGATGGGTTATATGTAGCGGAAGGTAAGCGTGGTGTTAAGTTCCCTTCAGGGTTGTATATGCAGTACCCACTACTAGCAAATGTGGTAGATGAAAAGACGGGTGAGAGGGGGTACAAGTATAAAATGCGTAACGGTTATGATAGACTTTACGGCGGTAAATTGACCAACAATTTAGTACAGGGAACGGCACGTTGCGTTATGTCAGAGGCAATGGTTCGCATTGCAGATAAGTACCAGGTCGCTCTAACGGTACACGATGCGCTCTATATTGTTGTGCCAGAAGCTGAGGCGCAGGAAGCCTTAGATTATTTAATTGAAGAGATGTGCAAACCACCGTTGTGGATGCCAGACATCCCACTAGCGGCTGAGGGTGGGTGGGGTAGAAGTATCGCAGATTGTTAGGAGGAAAGATGGATATATATGATGTAATAGCATTACAGGTAACAGCGGTTGTATTACTAGGAACGACGCTATGGTTATCCCTAAAGTAACGCCCGTTGAAAGAGTTGAGCAAGTGCACCCACATAAACATTCGTGGGTGTTGTATCAAGACAAACGGTATAGGTGGTGTAAGGACTGCAAGAAAATAGAGCCTGCCACGACGTTTAGAGTTCCGAGTTAAGGAACAGGTAGTGTAAATTTACGAGGGTAGACCATGTTTAAAGTTCAAAAGTTACGCGATGATGCTATTATACCAAGTCGTGCTCACCCAGAAGATGCTGGGTTGGATATACACTGTGTTGACAGCTTCACACTGTTAGTCGGTGAGTATAAGCTGGTACACACAGGGATAGCCATAGAGATACCCAAAGGGTACGAAGCCCAGATTAGACCGCGTTCAGGGTTGGCTATGAAACAAGGTATTACAGTATTAAACGCGCCAGGCACAATAGATTCTAATTATAGAGGGGAAGTCGGCGTGGTACTTATTAACTTAGGCAGCGCACCTAGCACGTTTAAGCAAGGCGATAGGATTGCTCAGATGGTATTTGCCAGGGTGGATTTGTCTGAACTAACCGAAGTAGATACCTTGAATAAATCAACCAGAGGTACTAGTGGGTTCGGCTCAACAGGGGTGTAGCAATGGTGAGTATAGACTATATAAAAAAACAATTAGGTGTTACAGAAATGCAGGTTAAATTAGCTATTTATAGCGGCGCATTACCCAGACCTACTGACATGGGCGAATGGGAAGAGGCGCATATAAAACCCTTCTTAGCTAATGGGCAGGCGCGGATAGACCGTAGCAGGGAGGAAGCACGATGACGTATGCGCAGTTGTTCCACAAGTTAGATACACCCCAGAAGGATGCCTTCTGTGACAACCTCCTAACATTAGGGCTAGTGAGTGAACTTAACCCTGCGGTATGGAACAAAACAATTAAGGCAGCCATCAAAGGGTCTAAAGGTACAGTAAAAAAACTATACAAAGCCTTTAAACCCCTAGAACCTGCTCAACGTAGTAAATTTTTTCAATCGATGGTAGACGAGGCTAGAAGACAAGATGAAAGTTGAACTATTACAATCAACGCCTGACGCTGAAATATTTATCGGACAAATGGCTGGAATATGCTACGGCAAAGAGGGTTCAGACGATGCAACGTGCATCAAAAGAGCCGCGCATTGCGTCGATAAAGGGCATTTATCAACACTTAGATTTGCTCATGCAACAATTCACATTAGTGGTATCAGTCGCGTTTGTAGTCACCAGCTTGTTCGTAGTAAACACTTAGACTTTTTGCAACGCTCACAACGATACTGTAATGAATCAGATGCGCAATTTATCACGCCTGAATCACTTGCTGATAATCGTGAGTATAGCAATGCAATTGAATATGCCTTTTATGCGTATAACGAGCTTGTAGCGGCGGGTGTAAAGAAGGAAGATGCACGAATGGTGTTGCCAGCAAGCACGACGACTGAGTTAGTCGTAACGGGAAACTTTCAAGCGTGGCTAGATTTTATTAACTTACGAAATACAAAAGAGGCGCAATGGGAAATTAGAGCATTAGCGCAAGAAATTAAATCGCGGCTTGCAGATGTCGCACCTAATATTTTTGGAGAATAAAATGGACAAAGAACGGTCTAACGAGAAATGGAATAAACCAAAACCCATTGAGCCTATTGTTGTAGGACTTAGTGATGAGCAAGTAATTAGCTGGTGTGATTATATTGACTGGGAAGAAAACAGTTATTATGCCGAGAAATTTACGGGCTGGCTTAAAACCCAAACATTTGCACCGATACTAAAACGTGAGCCTTTGAGTGATGAAACCATAGCAATTTTATGGGGAGAGGAACATTCAGGATCAACACAGATGGTTCGTGACTTTGCAAGGGTAATAGAAAAAGCGCATGGTATTGGAGAATAAAATGGAACACGAAACAGAAAACACTATAGAAAGCACAGAACTTATCCGTGAAATATACGAGCTTACCCATGAAGCGACGGTAGGCAACAGCCCAGCAATTCGACTACGGTTAGAAGAACTGTATAAAGAAGCAGAGCTCAGAGGAGTAATGTGATGAGCGTGTTAGATTGCTGCATTAGAATGGGTATGGATTTAGGAGGCAGGAGTATATCTGCTGCTGAGATAAAAGCCCACCGGCTATACGTACTGGCTAAAGCGCGTGATGAACGAAAAGCAGAAAAACAGACCCCAGAAGAACTAGCACGCAAACAGAAAGAGTATCGCCTCGCTAACAGAGATACTATTCTGACGCAACGAAAGATATATTACGAACAGAACGGCGATAAGTTAAGGGTTGCGAAACGTGAAGCATACCGCCTATCAAAGGAGGCTAACCGTGTTACTTGAACGTGAGATGTTGACAGAAGTTGCGAGACATAAGTTGGGCGCAACCTATTCAGAGCTGGCTGACTACTTTATGTTATCCGCGACACAAGTAAGGGAAGCCATGCTACCTCTATTAGTAGACGGCAGAGCTATCAAAGGTGAATCTATAGGGGCAGACGGCGTACTAATCACCATTACACAAAAAGGTAAAGATACGTTAGCCGCAGCGAAAGTAAAAGCAAAAGCTGCTATAATAGATAAAAAACCACGTCCGCTGAAGGACATAAGCCCACCCAATGATGCGGTTACCCGACCTGCGCATTACACGGTAGGTAAGATTGAGTGTATCGACGCAATGCGTTCAATGTTGTCGGCGGATGAGTACATAGGTTTCCTACGAGGAAATATCTTCAAGTATCAATGGCGATACCGTATGAAGAACGGTTTAGAAGATCTGCGTAAAGCGCAGTGGTATTTAGATAGATTATTAGAGGCAAGTTAAATGAGTACAGGCAGTGACAACACTGACCATGCGACGTATCAAGAGATGCTAGTTAGAGACAAAGCTATCAGCATCATACGGCGGAGGGCAGATAGTTTAGATATGAGCAACCCTAAAGGGTTATGCCTATCGTGTGGAAGACCCACAGGACAGGAAAAAAGATGGTGCAACGCAGCGTGTAGGGATTCGACAGATGAAACCTAAAATAGTCCGTGTGAAAGGGGTATGGTGGTGCTGCTATGGATTGGAGTGCGTAGCAGGAAGATCCCCTGCTCTTGCATATAACAGATGGTTAGAGTTAACAGGACGAACTAAATGCAAATCCCGAGTTTTACATACAGTTCAATAAGTCGTTTTAAGACCTGCCCTAAGCAGTACGAAGCACATCAAGTCCTAAAGTATGTTCCTTTCGTGGGCACTACGGCTACTATATACGGCACGGACTTGCACGAAGCGGCGGAAAACTACATCGGCAAAGGCGACGAACTGCCAGGAAGGTTTAGTTTTGTTAAGAACTACCTAGACATCTTAAAAAATATCCCCGGTGAGAAACTGTGTGAGTACAAGATGGGGATTGCCAAAACAGAGGACGGGTATGCCTACTGTGATTATGAATCCCCTTTAAGGTACTGGAGAGGAATCGCAGATTTAGTCATTATAAATAACGAAGAAGAGAAGGCGTGGGTTATCGACTATAAAACAGGGAAGTCGGCGAAGTATGCGGACACAACGCAGCTGGCTTTAATCGCTGCGGCGATATTCCTTGAGTTCCCCCATATCAAAACCGTTAAAGGGATGTTATTATTTGTTGTGTCAAACGAGACAGTTAAGGATGAGTACGAGTATAGTAATCGTTTCGAGGTGTTTAGTAATCTATCACTACTATTAGCACGGCGAGCCGTAGCCTATGAAACGAACGTATTCAACGCCATCCCTAACGGTCTATGTAGGAAGTGGTGCCAAGCTACACGCTGCATCCACAACGGAAACTATAAGGAGGCGTAATGCCGTACAAGAATAAAGAAGACCGCAATGTTAAGCGGGAAGTAGAGTTAGAAAAAGTACGACCTGGTGCATACGAGGCTAGGCTAACAAGACAACGTGCAAGATACGCTTATGATAAGGCAGGGATAGATAGGAAGGGTAAGGATATAGACCACGTACACGGCACTGAAGCGGGGAATGGTACTAGTAATTTAAGGCTACGAGAACCTTCGGTTAACAGGTCGTTCCAACGTAACAGCGACCACACAATGAAAAAGAATGAACCGCCTAAGAAAACCGTAGCCAAGAAGGTAGTTAAGAAAACCGTAACCAAGAAGGTTACACCTAAAGGGAAGAAGTAATGCAAATATCTGTGAAGTCTATACGGGTAATGGCAAGTGAGTCGGGCTTACCCGAGAGCTTAGTGGAGCGTCACCTAGACGCTCTCTGCGCCTTATCCTTACGAACTAGGGCAAGCGAAAGAAAACTCTGCCTAAACAAAGTCAAAGCGTGGTATTTTAGTAACGCAAAAAACAAAGCCCAACTATTTGAAGTATTAAACGATAACTGAGTCACTCCCATAAGGAGTTGAGAGGAAAAATGGAAGTATCAGTCATACATGACAAAGTGCTGTCTATTAAGACAGCCAACCCAACTGCAATTACAGACACTATAAGTAAGAGCAAAATAGCGGGTGAGAGCGGCGGTATATATGACGTGTGGGTAGACTTTAGTTTAGGTACAGCACACATCTTAAATAACATGAACATACCTAATATACCCTCGCCCATCCGCACACAGTATGCTTGGGCGGGAATGTACAGACCTTTTGACCACCAGCGAGTTACGTCAGAGTTCCTAACGCTCAACAAAAAAGCATTTTGCTTTAATGAGATGGGTACAGGCAAAACAAACTCCGTTATCTGGGCAGCGGATTACCTAATGCAACTAGGTGTGGTGCGTCGAATGCTTGTAGTCTGCCCACTATCTATTATGGATGCCGCATGGCGCAGGGACTTGTTCAGAACAGCAATGCACCGCTCAGTTGAGATTGCTCATGGGGATAGGCACAAACGCGCAGCGATTATTAACGGTGATGCTCAGGTTGTTATCATTAACTTTGATGGCGTAGAAATAGTAGAACAAGAGATTGCGGCTGGGGGGTTTGATTTAATTGTGATCGATGAAGCCACGCACCTAAAAAATGTATCGACATTCCGGTGGCGAGCGATGAACCGCCTAATAACAGCAGACACGTGGTTATGGATGTTAACGGGGACACCTGCGGCGCAATCCCCTGTAGATGCCTACGGCTTGGTTAAATTAGTAAACCCTAAGAATGCGCCTAGAACATTTAACTCCTTTAGAGATCTAGTTCAGATACGCACGTCACAGTTTACGTTTCAGTCAAGACCCGAAGCAGGGCAGATTGTCCATGCCTTACTGCAACCTGCGATACGGTTTTCTAAGGAAGAGTGCTTAGATTTACCTGAGTTAACATACCAAACAAGAGAGATCCCATTATCTGCACAGCAAGCGAAGTATTACAAACTCCTCAAAAAGGAAATGCTTATGCAAGCGGGGGGCGAGGAAGTTTCGGCGGCGAACGCAGCGGTGGCTCTAAACAAACTACTCCAGTTATCTGCTGGCGCGATATACACCGACTCTGGGGAGGTAATGGAGTTTGATGTCAAGGCTAGGGGGCAGGAGCTGTTAGATGTAGTGGCAGAATCTTCGCACAAGACAATTGTGTTCGTTATGTTTAGGCACACTATTGAGATAGTAGAAAAACTGCTGGTAGAGGCAGGGTACGCAGTAGGTGTAATTCACGGTGGTATAAGTGCGGGGAAACGCGCAGAGCTATTTGATTCTTTCCAAAGCAACCCTAAACCGCAGATACTCGTAATTCAGCCGCAGGCAGCAGCGCATGGAGTAACACTTCACGCAGCGAACACAATTGTGTGGTGGGGATTAACGATGTCCCTAGAAACATATAAGCAAGCCAATGCACGTATCCATCGAGCAGGGCAAGTGAACAAATGCAGTATCGTCCATTTAATAGGATCACCTGTAGAGAAGAAAGTATTGACCGTGCTAGAAAGTAAAGGGGTAGCCCAGACTAAACTACTAGATTTATATAAAGAAGAGATAAACTAATATACTTTAAATAAACATATACAAAAGTGTTGACACGGTATAAAACATACATTATACTTACCACACTTTCTAAGAATCAACAGAGGGGTAACGTATGGAAGTGCAGAATGTAGAGCAGTTAATAAGAATTTATATTAAGATGCGCGACGCTAAACAACAATTGCAGCGCGACTATGACAAAGCAGTAAATGATATAGTGGCACAACAAGATCTAGTACAGCAGGCAATACTAGAACTTTGTAAGGATACGGGGTCAGACGGATTTAAGACCTCAGCAGGGAGCGTATCTCGAACAGTTAAGACGAGGTATTGGACAAGCGACTGGCGTAGTATGCAGGAGTTTATTAAGGAGCATGATGCGTTTGACTTGATGGAGCAGCGAGTACATCAAACAAACATGAAGAGTTTCCTAGAAGAAAACCCAACGCTCATGCCTCCAGGCATGAGTATAGATAGCAGATACATTATTACCGTAAGGAAGAAGTGATGGAAGTAGAAAAAGAAACAGAGTATTTGACTTTACCAGAGGCTCTACAGATACTAGGGGTTTCCCGACAAACCTTATTCAGTTTACGTAAGTCTGGAAGATTAACAACCTTCCGTAGGGTAAGTACAATCCTAGTAAGCGCAGATGAAGTAAGAGATTTATTAACAATTATACCTATAACAACTACAGAGGTTAGTGATCATGAGTAACGAAATGAGTTTATTTACATCAGGCGCAGCAATCCCAGCCCACATCGCGAAAAGAGAATTGAGCGAAACAACCAAAGCCCTCATGGGTGGAGGCGGTGCATCAGAATCACGCCGTATCTCAGTAAGAGGAAACATCTTCCGCTTAACCGTCGGCGGACAAGAGATAGCAAAGAACGAAGACCGTGCAATGAATATCATTATTGCAGCCGCTGCACCTAAAACGTCTCGTACGTATTACTCTGCTACCTATCAAGAAGGTGTTGCAGTTTCACCTGACTGCTGGAGCGCAGACGGCGACCACCCTAGTAGCACAGTTGCTCAACCAGAAAGCGCCAACTGTGCTACGTGTACAAAAAACATCGCTGGGTCAGGGCAAGGTACAAGTAGAGCCTGCCGCTACACGCACAGGTTAGCTGTGTTGCTAGAGAATGACATTACAGGCAACGTATATGAGTTAACCTTAGCTGCAACGTCGCTATTCGGTAAGGGTGAAAACGGTAAGATGCCTTTGTTCCAGTACGCTAAACAGTTAGCTACGCACGGTATGAATGTCACCGATGTAGTAACGGAGCTTAGGTTCGACACAGATTCTGCAACGCCTAAGATGGTATTCCGCGCAGTGAGACCTTTAGAGGTTTCGGAGTTGGAAGCGGTGTTAGATAAAGGCGCTTCACTAGAAGCAATCCAAGCTGTAACCACAAGTTTCCAACCCGTGAAGACAGATGCTAGACCTGCCAAAAGTACTAGTGCACCGCAGGGCTTTAACGTGGCTGAACCTACCGTTAGAGAAAACAAGAAAACAACAGGGGTACCGGCTGCGGCACCAGATTTAGCCAGTGCTCTACAAGATTGGGCGGATTAGTTACTAGGCTCGGATAAGGGGCAGGGCATCCTGCCCCTTTTTTTACCTTAAATTTTAGGAAACAGGTATGAACAGTTTAGATTTTTTCGCTACAGTGTTAGCAGACAGTGGTATTTACTGCGCTGTGGGACTAAAACCAGGGAGGGCACCTAACCAAGTATTCTTTGATTCTTACGAAGAGATAATAGCGTGGGGTGAAGCGCAAGCTGCAACAGGAACAAACGCTTACTTTGGGGTAGCCACCTACAAGAGTAGGCTTAATAGAAGTAAGAAAAATACAGATATGTTCAAGTCTATGTGGGTGGATTTAGACATAGGCAAAGGCACACAATACGATACACAAGCAGAAGGCATAGAAGCGCTACGGGACTTCTGCCAATCAACAGGAATGCCTAAACCAACTATTGTGTCCTCTGGACTAGGTCTTCACGTGTATTGGTCGTTCTCGGAAGCCGTTGGATATAATGTTTGGAAACCCCTAGTCGTCGCGCTGACAGGGCGGATACTAGTTGAGAAGTTTGCGGTTAAAGATCTTGCACCTATAACACAAGATGCTGCTAGGATTTTAAGAATACCCAATACCTTGAACTTCAAACTGGGTGAAGACAGAGCTAAAAAAGTTAAAATACTGTTTATCGGAGATAGTGTAGACGCAGAAGTTTATGAAGAACTACTCAAACCAGAGTCGATACTAGACCCTTTAATTGAAGCAGAATTATCCTCCACGAAGAGTACGTTAAACGACACCACTAAAGCCTTATTAGGTAACATCATCTATAAGTTCTCGCGGGTTATGCAAAAGAGTTTGAGTGGCAGCGGCTGTGCTCAAATGGCACATATATACTTAAATCAGAACGACGTGGATTATAACTTGTGGCGAGCAGGGTTATCCATCGCTGCATTTTGTGTAGATAAAGAATCGGCTATCCATAAGCTGTCTAGTGCTAACGACGACTACTGCCCTGCGGAAACGGACATAAAAGCCAGCGATATAAAAGGACCTTACCTATGCAGTACATTTAACTCCATAAACCCAGAACTATGCGCGGGATGCAAACACATAGGGACGTACGTCAGTACGCCACTGCTACTAGGTAAAGACATACTAGAAGCGACACCTATGGATAATCTTATTACGGCTGAGAGCGCAGAGTTAGGCACTATCGACATCGAGATCCCAACCTACCCATTCCCGTACAGCAGAGGACCTAACGGCGGCGTATATGCAAAAGGCGTACTAGAGGAGGGCGAGGAAGGCACGCCAGACAAAATCTTAGTGTATGAAAACGACTTCTATGTTGTAGGTAGACGTACTGACCCCAACGACGGGGAAGTGCTGCATCTGCGGCTTATCCGCCCACATGACGGTGTGAGTGACTTCGTAATACCCTTAGCAACCATATCAGCAGGAGATAGATGTAGGGATTTCCTATCCTACAGAGGGGTCGCCGCTCATGGCAACCAGATGAAACTAATAATGACATACCTAGTCACATGGACAAAGCACCTGCAAAACACTACCAAAGCAGAACTAGTACGGGTGCAGTTTGGGTGGACACCTGATAATGCGTCTTTCATTATCGGCTCACGGGAACTATCAAAAGGGGAACCCCCTAAATACAGCCCTCCTTCATCTACAACACAACAAGCTGTCGGACACTACACAAAAGCAGGTTCTCTAAGTGCATGGACAAATGTTGCAAATACTTACAGCGTACAGGGGAATGAAGTTAGGGCGTTTGCCTTATTCTTAAGTCTAGGTGCACCGATGTTTAAGATCTTCGCTTTAGGCGGGGCAATACTGCATCTTACTAACGCGTCATCAGGTGTAGGTAAATCAACTATCCAGTATGTAGCCAACAGTGTATGGGGTCACCCTACGAAAACCATGTTAATTAACGACGATAAGATATTAGCCAAGTACCAACGCATGGGCATCATCCAAAACCTTATCCTATGTATTGACGAGCTGACCAACCTACCGGCAGAAGACATAAGTGATCTTGCTTTTGGTATTTCTAACGGGCGGGGTAGGAACCGTATGAGCGCATCGAGTAACGTAGAAAGGGTTAACAATACTTCATGGGCGATGCCCTGTATTACATCAGGTAACAACAGCTTGCACGAGGTGTTGCAGACACTAAAAGCCAACCCAGAAGGCGAAACGCTACGTATCTTAGAACTAGAAGTTACCCGTGCGGACAACCTAACCAAACAACAAACAGACCAACTATTCTCGCGGGATTTGATTTCTAACTACGGTCACGCTGGGGACATAATGATGCAGTACGTCTTAGATAACTACGACGCTTGTGTGAAAGAGTTATTTGAGATTCAAGAAGAGTTCGACAAGAGCGCGGGGCTAGTTCAACCAGACCGGTATTATTCAGCCTTAGTAGCAACTGCTATCTTTGGTGGGCGTATAGCCAACGCATTAGGGCTAGTAGATATTCCTGTTGAGCCTGTTGTAGATTACATACATTCCAAAGTAGGACACATGGTTAAACCACGCACGGCGCAAGAAGACGTATCCTCTGCTAACTTAGGGTTATTCATGTCCGAGAATATGCAGAACCAACTAGTCATACTAAACAGAGTACCGGCAATTGCTGGGGCACTTAACGTCCCTATTGAAACACCCCGCGGCGCACTAGTGATACGCAGGGAAACGGATACGAACAGAGCATATATAATTGCGGCGGTGCTGAAGACGTGGTGCGCTAAGAAACAAATATCGTATAAGTGCATGACAGACGACCTGCGAAAGCAGGGTATATTACTGGATATTACAAAAATTAGGATGTCCGCAGGGACGGTACAAGACAGCCCAGCGGTTGCGGCACTTGTGCTGGACTCGTCATTCTTAAACTAAAAAAAGGAGCCTAGGCTCCTTTTTATTTACATAGGTAATTTATGGTACCACTTACTATACCTCTCGTGGGCTACCTGAATCTTTTTGTTTATCTGCTCTGCCTTAACCTTCTTCTGAGCCGCAGATAGCGATTTACTGTTCTGTACTTGACGTAGTGTGGCGTTCAAATCGTCCACGGTTTTAGTGACTAGATTAGTGGCTGTGATTAACGCTGGGTTTAACAACGCTTTATGCTCCAGTTTATACGCCCTAGCTTCAGCGGGTAGTTTACTTTTTATCAAACTGTTGTATGTGTTATTAGTGGTCTCTACTTCTCTTCGTACTTTGTAAGACAGGTTGGTCGCCTCAAACGAATCCTCCACAGGCACTATACTGGACGTTCCAGGAACCATCCTAACTAACTCACGAAGTGAGTGGTCTTTAACAGGCACATCAGAAGCGAAACTGGCGACGTTGCTGGCTACCAATACAAGTTTACCCGTACCACTAAATAAGCTCGTGACTATATGATCAAACTTAATAGGGGACATCCCAACCTTACCGGCTAGCTTACCCAACTCAGAGGTAGACGCATCGTACTGCTCTTCGGTAGCTCGGCGCTGTAACCGCTCAGGAACAATAGGACGTTCTGTAAAGAAGTCGTAGTTAGCCCCATACTGAGCAATCTCTTTAAGCAGTGGGGGAGCCATCGGCGTACCTAGTCCTGATGCCATAAACAGTGTGTGCAATAGAGCATCTCTTGTCTGAGCAGCGTCTTCTCGACCTACCAACGCCTGGTATAAATGATTTCCGCCGACAAAAGGCATAGACCAGATATCCGGGCGGATAGCAAGTGACACAGGTGAATCCCCACCAAGTAGGAAGATACGGGAATCCTTGTCGCGATTACTTTTTTTCTTGAACTCATCATCATCTAACAGGCTACCATAAAGCACGTTGTACACTAGTGACATAGCCATCATAGTAAGCGAGCTGGAAACTAACCGCTTATACACTTCTGCCTTACCTTGATAAGCAAGACCTCTCCCAGCCAATACTTGGTATGCCGCACGTTGTGCTTGTATCGTGGCACCCATAAACGGAACATTAGAACGCAACTGCTCTAGTACAGCAGACGCACCACGTCTACGGAAGTTAATAACATCAAATGCGCGTTGCGTCGCAATTGCCTTCGCGTTAGAGTTACCTTTAAGCTCTTCCATAGATCGCTTATACACCGCTTGACGAATAGCATTATCCCCCGCCATCGCAAACTTCTCTAACTTCGTTTTAAGACCACGCCACGCTTTTGCGGACTTACTTTTAGCCTCGTCGTCGTAATGCGTATGGAACGATATGTCATGGATATGGGTGGATTTAGAATCAGCGATGTTATCTTTTGCGCCTACTGCGCCCATACTTTTAAGGGTCCGGTGCGTATCTGTATCTTTCTTAGAAAACGCCGTGATACCAAACTCGGTAGTTAGGTCATAAGCCAGTTTAAAAGGGTTCTTAATACCTGCTGTGAAAAACGCAGAGTATATATCTTGAGGTAGCTGACCTAGTGTAAAGGTAGGGGCTAAAACGATACCGCTCCGCATGATGTTACCGGACGCAGTCAATAACGGCACTATCAGAGCCGCTGACGGTGTTCCTCTAAAGGCACTTGCCATTAAAGCATCGTCAAACATCCAAGACTGCTTCTTACCGTGAAAATAGGTTACGACTGTTTTAGCTTTATCTTCGGCGGACTGAGAACCGTATACGCGTGTTACTGTCCCTTCAGGCATAGACTTACGCATTACATCTATTAGGTCCGTTGCTTTCTTAGCGCGAATAGCCGACGTAAAACTTATCTGACTCCACGCTTCCATGTTGGACATAATATCCATAACATCTCGCTCAGAGCCTTTGAGTTTTTTGTTAGACATCCCGTCTGTCAACGCAGATACCTTATGACCTCCTACGTTATTATTCCCCATACCTTCAATGAAGCTGTCTAAGGAATCGATGTCTGTTATGTTCTCCATAACACGGTTGAAAGGGACATAAGCCGCCGCATTCATATAAGCGTCAGCTTTTTCTTGGCTGAATAACCCAGATTTAACTAAGGTTTTGATAAGGTTAGTCCTAACTGCGTGCCACATCTTCTCAGCTTTTACGAACCCCTCTATACTGCCATACGCCTCTGCCGTATCCGTGCTCTTTGCTTTGTCAGCCCCATCCCTTTTTAGGATAGCCCTAATTTCCTTAGCTTTCTCAAGCCACACCGCTTTTTCCCCTTTGTCTACTATAGCAGCGGCGGTGCGCTCATGCGCCTCGACCTCATCAAAAAGCTCCAGTATTCGCTTAGACACCATATAGTTAGTAAAGTAGGCGTGTGTCTCACGTTGCGTCCAGCCTTGTGTTGTACCGCCATCATCGACCAACTGGCGAAGGCTGACTAAATTGTCCTTAGAATCTTTAGAAGACCATATCCCCACACTGTCAAAATCTCCACCCCCTACCAACGTAAACTCCGCCGCAACAGAGGTCGCAGTAACCGTCTGCATTTGATTAGATCTAGTCAGGGCGTTTAGGATGTATTCGGTAGATGCTCCTATCTTCTCTAGGTACCGACGAAGTGAGTTAACCAGCACTGCATCGTGACTCAGGAAGTTTTGTTCAAAAATATCAGCTGCCCTAGTGATGTTAGACACCGTAGGTTTTAGATTACTTACAGTCCAACTTTCTTTAGCTGTAGGTACTTTCTCTTTGTCTATCGCAACTTGAGCTTTTAGCTTGTCTGCATTCGAGAGGGAGTAACGAATATCATTGCTGTCTTTACTAAACGCGCCTGTGTTTCCTGTGGCAGATTTGATTTGGTTGGGTTCAAAAGCTACAATGATTGCGCCGTCATGTTGATCCTCGATAAAATACATACCATCGTACCCGGCCGATAGCAGGTCGCGCCGCAGCAGAGAGCCGCCGCCAGTTAAATATTTGTGGGTTGCGTGTAGATTGAATTTAGATGTAATCCCCTCTAGGTAGTTGGTTATGCTACTAATCGTATCCTTTGACAACGGGACGTTTGCTGCTTTCATAACTTCTTTGAACTCAGCTATATCCGATAGGTATTCTTCTCGTATGCGAATTGGGTTTCGTATATTCAAAAAAACAGCCTGTGTATTACCGGTATTGCCGGCTGTATAGTGTCTGGCATCTGCCGGTTCGGTAGTAAAGAAAAAACCGAAGGTGTTTTTCACCGACTTATGCGCTAAGTTAACCGCACCGTACGAGAATGTACCCCCAAAATCAGCGGCATTTCCACGATAAACAACCAACGGCTCAGTATTAGAACCTACTAAGTCACTAGATGTGTTGTCATTCTCCCAATCGCCGAACCACTTTTTAAACGCCGGTGTTCTAACTTGCGCGTGTTGCCTAGCGTTTAACTTAGACGGCTTACCGTTAGGTGCGAGCAGCTTGTCTTCTTTAGCTATGGAGTAACGGACATCATCGGACCGTTTATTGTATCGTTTGGATAGAGGTATTACATTTCCTTCATCGTCGTGGGTAACACCTACTGACTTGCGATTATTCTTTGTGTTTGCGTAGGTGTAATCCTTACCATCATCAAAACCTAGTTCATGGATGGAATTTCCATCTGTAAAAATATTACCTACACTGGTAGTAATACTCATAACACGGTAGCCTTCAGGTAAATACGCTTTGCCATGCTGTTCTGCGTAGGCTCTTGTGGTAGACACCCAATCCCCGTTTCTAGGCATAGACTCTTTAACCCCTTTTGGGATAGCCCGGTAAACGGTAATAGCGGATTTAGGGCTTCTACCTCGAATGCGCTGGAGCTTCTGTATAGCTTCCCGGTCACTAGGGTGCCCTTCGCCATAATACTGAAAGGCTTGAGGGGAGTATATGTCTTCGGGGTAAATAGCCGCTAGTTCCGTTATAGGGTAGTCACTCTTATTAGGGGCTTCATGGGACATCCGGTATTCACTTGTCTTATACCCTGACTTTTCGGCAGCGCTCTGTAGCAGGCGGTTTGTTTTTTCAGTATCTACGGACTCAACAGCATTTAGGTAGGCGGTATCTGAGGGAGTAGGTTTTTGAGCATAAGCTGTACCTCCTCTAACAGAACGTGCAGATGTTTGGGATTCTTTGCGTAGCGCTTTAGTTGCGAGGTGATGGATATCGGCTTCTGTAATGCTAAGTCTTGCACCGAACGTAGTACGCGCCCAGTTTTTAATAGCAGCGACTGTCCGTTTTACGATAGGTAAATGAGGGGCGTTCTCTACGAGGTACGCAAGGGTTTCTTCACCTTTTAAATGCTCAGGTGTGTTCTCAGGCACCGATCGCCGCGCCGCTTCAAATGCGCCGCCTTTAGTGGTAAGAGCTTGAGACGTTAAATCACCCCAGACTTTATCCCCCACCATACCTTTCATACCCACGTGCACACCCATTTCGTGCAAAGCTACTCTCGGCATTGATTCAGGTGTGAGCTTACTAGCCAGTAGATGCACTTCACCTTGCGGTGTTGTTAGACCTTGTACATTTTCTGGGTGGTTTTCGCCAGGAAACGTATCTAAGCTGTCGTGCAGTGTGAGCTTACCGCTCTTAACAAGCGCACGCATCTGCGGCGTGAAGTACGGAGTAAGGGTCTCAATGGTATGTGTTGTATTTTCATCCGACGTAGCTACAGAAGGTTTAGGTTCTGCTGTTTGTTCTGGCTGCGCTTGTTCTGGCTGCGCTGTTTGCGCTGTTTCTTCTCTAGCCCCCAACCGTGCTTTTTGCGCTGCAATATGTTCTCCCCACGCAATGTCATCGAACGCATCGGGTAGCTTTTCAGAATTTTTTTTTGTTTCTAAAGCATCTAGGGCTTCGAGTGAGGTGTAGTACTCAGGTTTAGTAAACTCGTCGTATAGTGTAGGAGAGCCATCTGCATTAGGTTCAGGAGATACGCCAGACTCTTCAACACCATTCTGAATATCAACGGCGGTATCCTGAGTTCCTGCCTGCGCTGGTTGAGCTGGCTGCGCTGGTTGTTCTGGCTGCGCTGGTTGAGCTGGTTGCTCTGCTCCTGCTTGCGGCTGCTCTGGATTAGCACCGGGTAGAAATGCGCTAATACTTTTAACCCCCGCTCCGCCGACAGCACCTAACGCTGCGCTAACTTCTCTTTCATTTGCCGCTTCTGGGGTAGATACATCTTGATTACCGCCTATTTGTTCTAACCCTGTCTGCACGTATTCGGTGGGGCCTTCAACTGCCGCCCCAATACCCCCTTGTTTAACTATTTTCAGAGCCGTATCAAGCGCACCACCTTTTATAGGGGCAGCACCTTCCATAAGCGCTGCGCCAGTTTCACGAATCTCTGCGCCTACGGCGTTACGTAAAGAGGACGGGAGAAGTTTAGAACCGCCGAGTAGGATTTTATCCGCAATTGCGTCTATCGCCGCAGCTGGTATAGCTGTGAGTAGGGCTTTAGGAATATCTTCTTTACCGCCTTCATGCTGCTTACCACGCATCTCAGTATATTCTTGCATATAAGTAGGCGCAAAAAGACCCAGAGCCCCACCAATAACAGCACCAATAGCCGTACCAGCACCGGGAACAGCAGAACCCAATGCAGCCCCAACCTCCGCTCCTGCCCACGAACTCGCAAGTGATACAGGTAATTGAGGCAGCACGTTCCCAGCTGCTGCTTCTAGGGCATCAACCGGATGTTCACCGATATCTTTTAGTGAACCTATAGAGCTTGGGTTTTCTTTTTGGATTTGCTGTGCACGTTCACGAACACCTTTACCAAACTCAGCTACGTTTTCAGAGCCTATCGCTGTACCGATATCTTCTATCGGCTGCCCTAAAAAGGCGTTAACCATGTGGGCACCCGTAGATATAGCGTTTCTACTAAACTCACTGCTATCTTCTTCTTGCGGTTGGGCTCTCCCCCCATCTATGTTAGTTATACTACGCCCCGGAAACTGTTCAGATGCACGGGCTAAAGCGTCATCAGGTGAAACGCTATCTGGGGCATTTCCATAAACGTGCTGGGTACCGTCTTCAAAAGACACGGTGATATTTCTAGGCATTATGGTTACCAGTTAGAAGATGTTGTTGGTGATTTACCGATGGGTTTAGGTGTTGGTGGGGCTACCGGCTGGGGGTTATATGGGGTATCTTTAGCATTTCTCAAATCAATTAAATACTCCATATTTACAGGTTTACCGGCTAATACATTTAGTTGTTCGCGCTGATAGCCGTGTCTAACACCTTTGATATTTGCTAATTCATACTCTTTCTGTTCAGAGCTAAGGTCGTCGTTTGCTAAGATTTTTTCTTCCTCCGCGCTAAGACCCTTTAACAAATCAGAAAACATATCTGATGTCTGATTGGCATTCATGGGGGTAATACCTTTCGCTTGAGTAGCATTAAAGTGTTTTTCACTCTGAGCGCGGTTCGCCGCTGAACTAGCGGCGCTAGAAGCAGTTGCTTCCCTCTTCGCATCCAGTTCGCCCCAATCGACAGCATTTTTTGCCTTAGCTTCGTTATGTTTTTCTTTCGCTGCAGCACCTGCAATGGCGTTTCTGTTATTTTCCGCACGTCTGGCTTGTACACTGCTATCACCGAACGTCACAGAGGCAACGTGCGCTGCTCTATCTGCTGCATTTAACTGGCTTCTAAGCATATCAAGTTTACTGCGCTCTTCAGCGATACCTTTTTTATCTGCGGCATAAGATTCTAACCCAGCCGTAGCCCCTTCACTGATATTAGCCAACGCATTAGGCGATTTACCGCCCATCGTAGCAAGCCCAGCTTTCATTACAGCTGTCCACATAGCTGTGTCTTTATCGTCTTTTAAGGCGCTTTCTTTAGACAGGATTCTTGCTCTGTCTTCCGCAACAGAAGGGTCAACCCCTATACGCAGGTCGTGTGCTTTTGAAACAGCGTCAGGGTTTAAATCTTCCGCAGAGTATTGTGATTTATAGGCTGAACCGTCGTACTCTGGGTATACATCACCGCCCTCAGCAAACGCTATAATCCCGCCTTGTTTATAATCACTCTCATCAATACCACTAGGCAAGGCATCAATACCACGAGATTCAGGTTCTTGTCTAGCCATGTGATCTTGCATGACAGAGTGTTGCGCCGCACCTAGTATCTGGTCAGCTACCGGCGGAGGAGAGTTAGCGCCGCCCTGTAAGGCGGCTTGTTGTTGAGAGGCTTGCTTTTGCGCCATTGCTTTTTGTAGCATAGGAACAACAACGTAGTCAGGCACCCCGTTTTGACGGGCTTTAAGTAACTGGTCTACAGAATACATAGAAGGTGAATTCATCATCTTATCTTCCCCCTTTCATCGTGTTATACACGGCTAAGTCACCGATACCACTACCTTGAGATTTAGGTTTTTTAATAACCCCACCTTTTTTATTATTCTTAAACCCACCATTAGCGCCATAAGCACCTATTGCTGAAGCAGCTAAACCACCATACTGAGAGAGCGGACTGGGGCTCGGCGCAAAAGTAGAGACGTTACCTACTTGAACACCGTTAAGGGCGTTGGCGTAGCCCCCTAATATTTCCCAAGGGTATTTCTGTTGGTAGTCATTTGCGCTAATAGCGGTATTCAATTTTTGTTGATCGAGAGCTTGTAGCTGCGCCCCGTAAGTGTTCTGCATTCCGGCGATGGCTTGTTGCTGACCTAGCTGAGTGTTACCTATATTAGCGATGTTTTGCCCTTGTGATCCGGCTAACCCATAACCCGCTTGAGCGGCACCGACACCCGCTAGACCTGCTTGAGCACCTTGCATCGCTGCGCCTTGACCTGCAATCCCCGCTTGAAGACCTTGTAGGTTTATGTCAGCGGCTTTACCTATATTACCTTGCGCGGTATCAAAGGCTTTATTATAACCCTGACCGATCACATTCGCTTCAGCTAAGGCATTACCTTGATCACTAAGCGCGTTTTGTACAGCTTGACGTGAACCACCGTACGCACCCGCTTGGGCTGCCGCAGAATTATTTTTCTGTTTCGTGATGTCATTTTGCTGTTGGAGCAAGTCGAGTTGGGGTTGCAGTGAGGCATCTAGGTAAGGGTTCATGAACGAGCTAACTGTCCCTGAATCTGTCATACCCGCTGCGTATTGCGCCCCTGATTTAGCGGCGGTGTTCCCGAAGTCTGCGGCGTTTAAACCCGCGTTATACCCGTGTTGCCCATAGGCCAGTGACGTATCTGCCGTATCTAACCCACCCGCGCCAGCAGAAGCCGCTAAATCCGAACCCGTAGCCGTTTGTTCAGGTACACTTAGGTTTGCTGCGGTGGAGTAAGACAATCCTTGCAGTGCGCTGGATGGGGCGACATATCTACCCAAATCTAGTGCGCCTGTTTTAGCGTCTTGTCCTAACATCTGGTAGGGTTGGATCCCTGTCACACCCAGCTTTCCCGCAGTATCTTTACCTAATAGGGCCGTTAAAGAACTTATATCCCCGGCATAACCCCTAACTTCACCCCCATTCGCGAACTTTTGTTGTGTTGCGTATTCGGTCTCAGGCAGGGTTATCTTAGGTTGAACAGGACCTGGGTTTTCTTTGGTCGTGAACGCCTGTTTTGTCATGGAGTTTAGCAAAATCTCGTAGTAGGGTTTTAACTCTGTTGGGATATTGCGTTGTTGGACTGTGGTATTCTGACTTGGAGCACCCCCACCGCCGTAGAATCTAGGGACGATGAACGTGAAAAAATAGTTTTTAAAACCTTTGATAATCATAGTATTGCTTCCAGTAGAGTGCTACGAGGTTGAAAGTTAAAGCGTTTCCACAGTCTAATAATTCCAGGTCGTCCGTAGCCTTGGATTATAGTGGCACCGCGCTGTTTGAGTAGCTGTTTTATTTGGGCAAAACTATCTTGGTTGGCAACCAATCTACCACCTACAGACGTGATAAAAGCAATGCAGTGCAGTGGGTAAGTTATGTAAGAGACAGTTGCCGCACCTTTCATTGCTCCGTCCTCACCCACTGCGATAAAAAGCTCCCAGTCCCCGGAAAGAAGGTATTCCAGTACATTGTCACTAGTATACGTCATATTAACAGGATCCTCACTACCCCCTTCGCGTAACCCTGAAACAATAAAGGGCTCGGCTATGTACCAAGTGGCTACCACATACTCTATAGGAACTGCATGAACGGTTACCATATAGCTTTTGAAGCTCGCAGGAATGCAGCTCTCTCTGGCGTTCCCTGTATCATCCATGCTGGTGTTACTACAGGCGGTGATACTACTGGTGGTTTTGTTATTTGGCCCTGAACTTCCCCTAACATGTTGACTTTGCCAGGTGTCGCCGCAGGTTGTGTTACTACAGCACCAGGTAATGTAGTAATACCAGGCTTTGCTATTTGACCCTGACCTGCCCCTGATATGCCGGTTTGGCCCGCTGTTGTCGCAGGCGTCGTTAAGGTAGGTGTTACTACAGATTGCGGTTGAGCACCGGGTAGTTGAGCGATACCTTGACCCTGACCCGATGTTGTCGCAGGTGTCGTTAAGGTAAGACCTTGAGGCGGTGTTACTACAGGCGGTGTTACTACTGGTGCTTTTGTTATGGTTTGACCCTGACCTTCCCCTGATATGCCGGTTTTGCCAGGTGTCGTTAAGGTAGGTGTTACTACAGGCG